CTTGGGGTGTATCAGTAAGCCCATCCACCGTGAGGTTACTGCCTGTCTGTGCACCACCAGAGACGAGCACAGTACCGTAGCTAGGCTTGTTGATCTTGGTCCAAGTAGAACCTGAGGACTCCCACAAGTCTGCGCCACGGTACACAACCGTCTTCTGGCCAAAGTAGGAGATACCCAACACAGGAAGAGTATTGTTGCCAAATACTACTGCGGCCTTGTCTGCAGGGGAGCTTGCAAGGGATGCTGTGAGAACTACAGCAGCAGTCTTATTGGTGCTGTTGTATGTCACAGAGTCTACAGTGTAAGTCCCGGTGACCCCAGTGATTGTGAGTGTGTCTCCTGCTTGGGGTGTGCGGAAGATGTTTGCAAGGTTGATAGTACCGCCAGTCTGACCACTGCCCTGAACGAGAGGCTCTCCATAGGGTGGCACGAAACTGTTACTGAACTTAGTGTAGCCTTGGATACGACGATACCCGCCCTCAACAGAAGGCTCAAAGTTCACCAGACGACGAGCAGAACCCGGAGCCAGAAGCCCTTGCTGTAGAGGCGCTAGGTTGGAGATCAGTCCACCCTTAATCTCTACTGGGAATGTTTGCCAAGCAGTGGGCATTAATGTTTCCTTTAATACTTGACGCGAGTATCACGCAAGTACTCATACCTGTTGATGTAGATTGAACGCATGTTCTTGATGCCGTCCTCAAACTTTTGCATGTGAAGGCTTGCATCCTGACTATTACCACGCTCCGTCTACGATAACAGAACGAAACTGCTCTGGCATACTCGGGACATCTGAATACTTCAGGAGGTCTACAGGCAAACGGTAGTACTCATACACAACCTCAAATGCAGCAGACGGGGGTGGGTAGACACCATACTGCTGGCTGGGGGTTCTGAACACATACTGCGGTACACCTCGAAGGGAAGTGTCTCCAGAATACTCTGCATCAATGTACTTGTCAAGATAGTCTTCATAAGAAAGCTGTGCAAGTTTCTTTGTAGCATTCCCCAGTGTGTTGTTACGCTTAATGCGAAAGCTGTCAAAGTCCACAGTCTTTACATCAGAGGGCAGTGCATACCTAACATCACCAGCAGTGAGTGGGTCTTCTGCCTCAACGTGATTGAACGGCCACTCGTATGCTGTCTGGTTTATGTAACGAAGGGCAGAGTTTACAGAGTCTTTGGCTGCACTGTAAAAACCTATTGCTGTAGAAAAGTTTGAAGAGGTAAGCTCTACTTCATTCAGTCTTCTATTTACATCGTTGACAAGACCAAGGTAGTTATAAGCCATTACCGTTCCCTCACTCGTAGCTTGATGGTTCTCTCTGCAGTAGAACCTGAACTGTCTGTCATCCTACAGTAGAAGGTATACTCTTCATTGTTTGTCCCACTACCAATGTTGATTGTGGCAACAGTAGTAGTAGACGACTGAGAGACGTTTTGGATTGTATCGGTGCTTGCACCACTGGATGCAGTAGCAAGTGTTTCACCGCTGCTGAGCAAGGTTTTAGTTGAGTAGTTGGTTGTCTTAACATACCACTGTACAAGAGAGATGGTGATCCCGTCCCCCAGAAAGCGTGTCCAGTCTACGCTGTAATCCAAAGTCTCATCAGGGTCTTTATTTGGCCAGCGAAAGCTCATTCTTAATCCTCGGTTGCGTATACGGTTCTCTCAAAGGAATCCGTCTGCTTCTCTACAACCACAACAATCCTATCTTCTTGTGGCACACTAACTGTACGGTTCAGGTCTCTTTCCTCTAGGAAGACAATCCTGTTTTCCTGTGGCACCAAACACGTTCTTTCTGCGGAAGATAGCATTAAGCAGCCCTCGGTATAAGAACAGTTCGTTTTGCACTGTACAGATTTCTTACAGCATAAAAGTCAAAGACTACACCTGTCTCGTCTGTTTGCCCTGCAGAGATCACTAGCACTGGGGTAGAGAGTGTCTTTGTGTTACTGATACTGAGGGTACCCACACCAGTAGATAGTATTTGGCTTGGTGGGTAGTGCCTCAGGTTCTCTCTTACTTCGCCAACGCTAGTTACAAGACTTACTGATCTTACCCTTGTCAGGTTGCTGTGAGTAACATCCCCAACGTAAGATACAAGTGCACTAGTGTTGACTGTCTTAGATAGGTTTTGTCTTGTTGCAGAAATAGAAACAGATGCAGTCAGACCAAGGACGGGTTCACTCACGTTAGGCTTGGGTGTACCAATCTGCCCAAAGTTGTCTGCACCAAAGATGTCTACCCTATTGATAGAGCGAACATCAAGACCTCCAGCATTTACGCTAAACTCTGCGGAGATGGAAGCCAAAACCTCAGAGACGTTTACCTGTACTGTATTGATCTCTGTAGTGGCATCCACAGGCACAACAAAGACAGTAACTACTGGGGTTGGTGTACCTACGGAACCTACTGCAGGGGCGCTCTCAAGCTTCTCTACGAGGTTAAGGGTGAGGCTACCTACGCTTCCTGTAGCATCTGCTGCCCCATACACAATCTCTATGACACCTACCTCAAAGATGTCTAGATCAACACTCCTCACACGTATGGTTGCGCTAACACCCGTGAGGTTTACAGTGGGTACAACAATCCCATAGCGGGCTACGCCGTACCTAGCGACCCCATAGATAGCGTCTGAGGAGTCATAGAAAGACATTAGGAAGCCTTTTACGCGATGCGGATAATAGCGTTGGTTGCGTCAGCAGCAGGGAATTGGATAGTCAGGTCACCAGCGGTAGCACTCACGGTACCACCAAAGTCAATCACACACACAGCTCTGTTTGCTTTAGAGGAGTTGTAGATGATGCAACCATCTGCAGACACCGTGACGTTAGAAAAAACTTCGTCCGAGAAGTCTACGATAGCAGTTGTACCGTCCAAAGAGATAGTGGCACCGTCAAGAGTTTGGCCACCAGCAGAGTAGTTCGTGCCAGTAACTTCGTCCGAGTTGCCAGTTACGTCAGAGTAGTTCGTTGTGGAGGCACCATAGGTACCTGCTGGGGTAGCCTTAATCAAAGCCATCTTGAGGATGTCTGTGTCAAGGTCGTGGGTGCCGCCAAGAAGCTCTTGCTTAAAACTAGCGCACATTGCAGTGGTGATAGCCATTTAGTGTCCCTTACATCTTTCTTGGTTCTATTTGAGTCTTGAGGTGGGCCTCTTTCACAGACCAAAGCGAGTTGACAACATGGCACTCAATATGAGTATAACCATTCTCAACAGCATACTTGTACCTGTTGTTCCCAATAAGACAACGATAACTCTCAGAGATAGTCTCTGGTACGGGCCGTCTCTCGAAGCTTCTAATGTCAGTCTCCTTAAAGACTTTATCGGTGCAGACGAGGATTGGATTTAACATGCCTTTAGATTCAAGGCTCTTCTTAAGCGTTGCATCAAAAGACTTGTCTTGCAGGTTGTCATTGACAGAGTTAATGTCGCTGAGGGCTATAACAATCGTACCACTTAGTTTGTTCTGGCAATGAAGTGTCTTTGTCATGATGGGTAAGGGGGCACCCGAAGGCACCCCCCAAAGTCTTTATGCGAGGTTGTACTTTGCAGTAACCAGAGCCTCAGGACGCAGAATCTTACGACCATACAGGTGCATACCGCGAACGATGTCAGCGAACGAGTCCGGGTCACGGTAGGTCTCGGTCTTGTTGATCTGCTCCGCCGTAGCGACAGCCGAGTCATGACCAGCAACGATCACACCGTAGTTGGTGTTCTGGTTAGCCGTACCCGTGGTGGACGAACCCGTACCAACCTGCGGGGTGTTGTTCGAGACGTACACACGGAAGCCATTCCAGTTCGGCAGAACCAGACCGTTACGCAGTGCACCCGAGTCACCGAAGTCCGCATTCAGAAGACGCGAATCTTCGTCCATCAGGATTTCCATCATGACGGGATCAATGACAACCCAACGGCCAGCCTTGTCCACATTCTGCTGGTCCAAGAGACGACCCATACGGGCAATCAACATGGTGGGCGAAACATAGGCGGTGGGCAGAGCAGTTGCACCCGGCAGACGAGCAGCAACGGGGATCGAGTGATCGCCAGCAGCCGAAGTCGTAATGTTGCCGAAGGACGACTTGATGAGTTTGTTGACAGCCAACAGTTCATCCGAGCCAGCAGAGGCGTTAGCTTTGGTGCCGTTGACAGTGGTGTTAACGGTGTCAGCATTATCGTGCAAAGCCGACTGCTTGTAGCCCGACAGGTAGCCAAGAACTTCTTGGTCATACTGGTCAGCCAGACGATAGGCAGCGCGGTTGGTTGCGAGGTCCATGAAGTTCACGTGCGAGTGAGCCTCTTCGATGTCGTCAACTTTGAAGGCAAAGTAGTTAGCCTTGTCAACAACCAGCGAGAAGTCGGCATCATCCAAGTCCTGCGGGGCAATCTGGGTACCACGGGCATAAGCCGAGACCGAGATTTCCGGTTCTTTGATGATGCGGACGGTGTCACCCTGCGAAGCAATCTCACCAAAGTAGTCCGAGTTGGTGATGTCGCCAGTGATGGTAGCCTTGCGGAAAGCAAGCTGGACTTTTTTCGAGTAGATAACCGACGAGAAGTTACCATTCGGCAGGTTGCTATAACCCGATACAGAAGCGAAAGCCATTTGAAAATCCTCCATGATATTTGGCTTTGATGAAGCTAAACACATTGATAAGAGGCTGATGGGTTTCTAGGGTGTATGATCTATACTTCATAAGGATCAGTTATGAGCTGTAGAACATAGGCCTATACCGTATTCAGGTAAGTCTTAAATGCTAGTTTAGACTCGTAAGGGAAGTAACAAATAGCCGAGGGTGTCACTTAAGAGGCCGCAGCTATTTGTCAGTAGTTATATTTACAACTCAAAGGTTGTCAAGCGTTATCTTGCACCACCACTAAGGTCATACACGAAGTTACCTTTACGGATAGCTTCCATGATCTTGGCTTCGTTCTTGCCATAGGTATGGATATCCATCTTCGATACTTGTGACTCGTAAATCTTTGAACCAGAATCATCGAAGTCCATGCTTGCTTTGCTCTTGGTAGAAACCAGAGAGGCAGCTTCCTTGGACTTCTCTTTCTTTGCTGAGACGGTCAACCCCTTATCAATCTTGTACAGGTCAAGAACACGGACCACAGCACGTGCATCCTCTTCATTCTCGTAGAGTGCGTCCTGTACCCACTTAGGCTGTTCGTCTGCCCACTCGTGGAACTCATCAGACTTCTTAAGTTCGTCGAAGTCATCGTGTGCTGCACGGATAGCATTCATAGCCTTTGCACGAGTGGTCTCGTAAGTGATCTTCTCATACTCATCAAACTTGTTCTTGTAACTGGAAAGCTTCTCTTCTGCCTTCTTGTTGGCGATAGTCTCAACGATGGCAGCAACATCAGGGTACTTAGCAGCCCATGCAGCAATGTCCTCGTCAGACTTGGGTGGCAAAACACTCTTACTGGTTGTGTTCTTAAACTGTTCAAACTTGGCTTCCCACTCTTTCTCTTTCTCAGAGAGGTGCCTACGAAGATCGCCATACCGTTTCTTGAAAGACTTCTCTTCTGCGTCAGAGGGTTCATCTTCTTCTTTAACCGCAACTACTTCTTTTACCTGAGGTTCTTCTTCCTCTACCACTCCATCTGTGGTCTTACCCATCAGCTTCTCAAGTTCTTTCTCGTCCGCTTCAATACGCCGTCTGTTACGTGCATTGTTGTAGGATGCGTCTACGTAGACTTTTTCAGTAGCCATTTTCTTTCCTTTTATGTTGGGGTCAGCCGAAGCTGAGTAGCCTTATTATTTACCAGCAAAACCTTTTGTCTTTCTGGCGGTCTTCTTCGTGGGCTTGGAGATGAGTCCACCCTTAGCCCTTCTTCCTTCGTCAGCACTTCCTTGATTGCCATAGCCACCAGAGTTAGAGGGACTTCCTGCAGGGGTGCCCATGCTGTAGTCTTTCGAGTTTGCAGAGGTAGCACTCACACTACCAGTACTGCCGAAAGACAAACCTGAGCTAGGGGTCGTACTACCCGAAGTGCTGATGGTACCACTAACGTCACCACTACCTTTTGCACCACCGTAGGACAGGCCACCAGTGGTTGTTCCACTAGGTTTACCTTCTGCATCTCTTCCACCAGAGGTGGGAGTACTTGCTGGTGCAGGGCCTGTAGGTGCAGAGGTTGCAGTAGGTGCAGTTGGTGCAGTGGAGGCAGCACTTGGGGTAGGTACTTTACCGCCTGCAGCAGTTAAGGCATCTGCAAGCTTGCTGTAGTTAGGGTCAGTAGGTGGCATGGATGCAATAGCCGCCTCAGCCTTAGCGATTGCGTTTGCGTCCACTGCCTTGTTTGCAAGACTTGCTGCGATACCCACAAGACCGGGTGCCATAGATAGTTTGTCAAGCATACCATTAGACTTAATGCCACCGAGTGCGTCCATGCCAAAGCTAAAGGGGTCTGCTGCCATTGCTTCTTGCTGGCTCTTGCTCAACCCACTCTCGTTTGTACCTGTGAGACCACGATCTCTGTCTTTACCCTCACCACCCTTTTGACCAGTAACCTGCTCAGTGACACTAGTGTCCTTGGTGTTCTCCGCAGCTTGATCTGCCAATGATTGGGTCCAAGGAACAAAGTCCTCAGGTATAATACCAAGAGCAGTTGTGCCAATGAAGTTAAAGGTGCGTGTCTCACCCGTCTTGGGGTTGATGTACTTCTTAGCCTCAATACCAGAACCCGTGCTACCAGAGCTGAACTGAGTACGGTCAAAGGCTTGCCCACCCCTAGCCATGCCATTAGTAACAGGTGCTTGATACATAGTAGCCTGATCTTGGTAGGGGGTGCTAAGGGGTTGTTGGTCTACGTAGCCACCCATAGCCATGCCACCAGTGTCACTGCCAAGAGCTTCCATAAGCATCTGCTCTTCTTCCGGGGTCAGTGCGTCTTCTTGGCCACCAGAGGGTACTCCCTGAGCGTTCGCTGGCACACCACCAATACGACCATCGGCTTCCATCTCCATCATACCCTGCTTAGCCTGAGCACGAAGATCTTCAAAAAAGCGTACACCGTAGTAGCGGAGGACATCAGCCGGAACAACATACTCACCCTCAGACAGTTGGGTAGGGATATCATCACGTACTTCCGAGGCCATAGAACCCGGAGGAATCTCATTGCCAGTTACAGGTTCACGGGACATGCCATCGTCAGCAATGCCACCCTCTTGGAATAGTCTATTCATTTCTTTATCCTCTACAATGCCACCCTCGGCAAATCTCCCTACCCTAAAGTTTACGTCCTTAAGGTTGCTGAAGTCAATTTTGATTGCAGTCTTAGGCACATCCAACTCTTCACCTTGATAGTAAAGCTTCTCTTTGACGTAAGGAAGTTCGACTTGTTCTATCTTAATGGCATCACCATACTCATCTTGCAACTGCTTGATGAATTTCTCTACACCTTTGACGTAAGTTCTCTGGAACCCACTGTTAGGCTTCATGTAGTCTTGATACTCTTTTGAACCCGGTCTGGCCCTGTCGGCTGCAATAATACGTTGCACATTGGGGACCACGAGAGATGTAACATCACTGTCTGCAGCTTTAGCCAGAGCAGCTTGAAGAGTCAGACGGACAGCATCTGAGTTTTCTGTCAGGGGAGAAGGTCCTACTGCCTTAGTTCTACGTTCAATACGGTAACCTTCTTCATAGCCAGCATTCTCAAGGAAGGTGGACAACCTCTGAAAACCTTTTTCGTAGGGAACGTCTCCTAGGTTATCTGCCATACCCCTTGTTTCTTCCACGAGGGTGTTATATCTATCCAACTCTTCCTGTGAGACTGGGATTCTCCGCTCTCTCAGACTGTACTGCCGAGAGTTTTCTGCACCCACCTTGAACAGATTATCAAAGTACTTCTGGTTGTTTTCGTAAAGACCCTTGAAATCAGGCTCTTTGGATATGTCTTCTGCAAGGACATCAAGAACTTCTTCATAAGCATCGTCTGTGGAAATAGGGCCACGAGGCTTTGCGGCACCCTGCTGTAAAAGGTCAGACTGGAGTTCTTCCACCAAAACATATTCTGCACCATTGCTGTCTTCCCTTACGGAGAGGCGTGTGTGGGCAATAGTCTCTGGGTCGTAATGTGTGTAGCCTCTGACAGGAAAGAAGGAAGCAATTTCATCTGTTGCAGGGATAGCGTTGACCTTAATGGTAGCGTAATCAACTTCTTTGTCACGGATAATCTGACGCTGAATGTCTTGGTTGGGGTCTGCATCCTGCACTTCTGCAGTAACTTTATATGATCGTCTCTGAGCAAGGTCGAGAACATCTTCTTTGGTATACCTCTTCTGGTCTTCAATACCCAGATTCATGGTATCAAGCTCTGCCTTACGTACACCGGGAGTTTTGTCACGAAGGAGCTTTAGTAACTCACTACCTTTATAACCCTTAGAGGGAAACTCTGTGTTACGGAGGGTCTCAACGGTAGGGCTATAGAAATCTGCCACAGAGTAGTTACTGGGTGTTACAGCAACTTCCCCAGAGCTGAACATTTTTGGTTTATAGGTAGCGCCAACAGCCTGAGCACTAAGACCCTGAGCGGGTTTTGTGGATTCGGTTCTGAACTCTTTGTCACCATCAACCAGTGAACGCATCTGGCCTACAACGTCAGCCTTAACCTTGCCGGGGATAGCAGCCTTGGCCACAGAGGTTACACCCTTGGCAGCAGGGATAAAACCGGAGACCATCACTGCATCACCAATGACAGCCTCTCGTGCTTTGTTTACCTGCTCGTCTGTAGCCTCTTGGTAGCCCACATTGAACATACTCTTAAGCCTGCCGTCGAGGCTCTCTGTACCCAGCCTAGAGACGCTATCAGTGATGTCAGAGATCATCTGACTGGTGGTATCAATAGGACTGGTCACAAACTCTTTAGCGCCCTCGTAGGCACCAACAGCAGTCTCCTTGAGGAAGCCTAGTTCATCTTCATTGATTTTCTTGCCAAGAGACTCACCAAAGGACTCGTAGCCGTTATCAATGCCAATGATGTTGTCCACAAGCAGTGTAGCGTAATCCATACCCTTGGTATCACCCTCAGGTGCAAAGTCGTAGTTCTCGGAAAAGGCTTCTTCAGTTTGATCTTCTGGGTTCATTCTGCATTAACCTTGTCACGTAGTTTCTGGAGTTTACGGAGTGCCTGAATTTCACCCTGTGCGTGATAGAAAGAGATTGGGTCTGTAATCTGCTCAAGCTTCTTATAGCATTCCTGAATACGCTTGTCAAGCTCTGTAAGAAAGTCTGTCCACAGTTCTTTGTTATTGACGAAAGGCTTTAGGTTCACTGTTGGCCCTCACCCGTGTTTGCGCTAAAGCCTTGCTCACCCGGAGTAGGTACCGAGCCAGT